AGCCGATGTCGGCAGTTCCGGAGAGGACGGCCGTCATAGTTTTGTCGGCTCCGAATGGAACAGTATAGTTAGTACAAGACACATCACAGAAAATCGACGGAGGTTATGGCATGGTCTTCGTTCACATGAATCTCCTGAATGATGGAACGCCAGAAAGCTCTGCGATTTTCTTGTGATAATTGATCATACATGGTCCGGAAATCTGTATTCAATAGTTCTTCAAGATAGCTGTAGTTTGGAGCTGGTTCTGGAAGAGAGTTCTGCAGATCATTTAATTCGCTTTCGACACGACTGTACTCTTCGTTGTAATAATCCCATTCAATTCGTCCCTTCTGGAATAGAAAATTAAGACGGTCCAATTCTTTTCTTAACTTCTCGGGGGACTGCTTTTTCTTTTGCTTCTCTTTCTCTTTTTCGATTTTCTCGCACTTTACTTTATAATTTTTATATTCATCCTCTAAGTTATCAAGTAGATAATTCTCAACAAGGTTCTGGCTCAATCTGTGTCTGTAAGAACATATGTGATCGATCATTGCCCTGTTACATCGGTAATAGCAGTAAGTTCTTTTGGCACCAGTTTTCCTGTTGATGATGGACGAACACCCGGTACCGCATAGCAATTGACCACACACGGGACATCGAATTAATCCGGCAAACAGATAGATGCGGCCGGAAGGCGTAGCTTTAACATTTCGTTTTTGTATCTTCTGCAATCTGCTCCACTCATCTTCACTAAGATAGGCAGGGCAGTAAGGGAATCCTCGATAGGTGCCCTTGTAGAATTCGCTGGAAAGAAGCGTTCGCATGATTCCGAAACTGAAATCAGGATCATAGGTTTCTTGTATGTATCTGAGTGTAGCGCACTTATTTTGATGCTTGAAGAAATATTTATAAAATGCATCCACGACATGTTCTCGATCAGGATCCTTTATCATTCGCTTTTGTCCATCAACGATACCTGACTTATAGCCGTATCCCATATTTACGTCTCCGAAAATTAATTTTCCGCTTCTGATAGATGCCTCATTCACAAATTTGATACGTTCACTGGTCGTATCGACTTCGTTCTGACCAATGGACAGAACTACATTAAGCTGCAGTCTTCCGTCTCTGGTTTCCATATTAATGCCTGGTTCACTGGTACTGATCCAGCGGACGTTGTGGTTGTCAAGAATATCCTGCACTTTATAGAAATCGGAGAGATTACGGAACCATCTATCGATACGCCAGAAGATGATAACATCGATCTTCCCGGCTTCTACATCTCGCAGCAGAGAATGTATAGCCTTACGCTTTTTGAACTCTTTACGGGCGGTTTTTCCCTCATCAGCATATACACCAACGACAGCCATATTATGTTCTCGGGCATAATTGGTAAGATATTCTTTTTGTGCTTCAAGCGATTTGCCGTGCATCATTTGTTCGGTAGTAGATACACGGATATAGATTGCACAGCGTTCAATTTTGTTTGTCATATTATATCACCTTTCCTAAAATGTACGCAAAAAAGGGTACAAAAATAACATCTATACAGATGCTGGAAAATTGTGGTACAATATTCTTGTCTAGGGATTATTGTACGTGCCTTGGCACTGTATAGTATTCATTAAGCCGTCTCTGTTGGTAGCAGGGGCGGTTTTTTATTTGTCTAATTTTTTCTTTTGCTCTTTTTCTATTTGCTTGATACTTTTGGACGGAGTAGGCAAATCTTCTGGCATGGTGCCACCAAGTTCTTTGATTGTCTGGCGAACTTTTTTGCCAACTTCATAGTGAGTTTGGTTTGCTTCGTTCTTTCCTGTAATATGTTCTCTACGGAGCTTTTCGTCTGTTTGTGTGGCACGGAAGAGATTAGCCGCTAATTCAGTACTTCCCATGTGGTCGAGGATTTTTTGACTTTTTTTGAGATCTTTACGCGCATGGATTTCCTTTACACCCAATCCACCATATAATCCTTGATAACCTTTGTTTTGGAAAATGGCGTAATCGCGAGGATCATTGATGCCGGCCATCTGTGCGGCTTCAGCCAACGATTTGTTATGCGTAATCATCTCGCTACGGATTGCTAAACGTTTTTTATCTTCAGTAAGATCATCAAAGTGTTCAATTAATTCTTGCTGACGAGTTTTTACAGCAAAATAAGTTTGGCCTAATGCGATTACTTTTTTTCTTGAATCTCCGTTTTGCACAATCAGGTAACATGCATAGCGAGATAATTCAATATCACCAATATCTTTTGTAGTTACACCGGCTTTTACGATTTTGCCAACGTTGGCAAAATGGTCTGAAACGGTATTCCCACTGTTCTCACAAGCGTCTTTCGCTTTCTCGATTACAGAGTAAAATCTACGCCATTGCTTATATTCTAATGCAATTTGTAGCTCTCGCGCATACCAGAATTCCTGACCATATTCGTTAATATGTTTAATTGATTCGAAAAGAGTATCTGTGTAATTTTCTTGTTGTTCCTGTTTTTCATTGGCATCAGCTACTACTGGAACAGAAGTATCAGCTTCATCGCCAGTAAAGAAAAAGAAGATAATCACCCCACTTCAGACATCATGTTTCTAATTGTTTTTCTTGTAAAATGATAAAGTAATTACAACATTGCCGGAATCAATAGATTCAAAAGCTACCGTATTCGATAGATGCCTTCTATCCTTGGACAATAAATATATTTATAATTTCTCAAATACGAGAGTGGCTTGAATTCTATCACCACCAAGCATTCCCTTACTTCCGGAGGAAGCGGTGGTTATAGTATGTAAGCGATATCCCTTTGCAGCTTGAGTATTGATGATATTCTCCAGTTCTGTCAGGTTTCCGGAGCCTGTTCCGATAAGTTTTTCCTTTAATACAACTTGTAACACAACATAAGGTTTCATTTTAATAATAGCCTCCCTCTTAAAGAATAAATAAGTTAAGTAAGTTATATATAAACACCAAAGCGATTATATACGTTTAAAATTTTCGACGAAGCTCTACAACTTTGCCAATAATCTTCACGGGCTTTTCTTCAATCTCTTTCTGATTAAAATACATCGGTTCATAATTAGGATTTAATGAGATAAGAGCAATGCTGTCTGCATATTTCTTTAATCTTTTACACACTCCATCATTCCCGTTCACAAGAGCAATTACAATCTCGTCAGATTCTGCATCATCCTGTCTTTTTACAATTACCGTGTCTCCATTATGAATATCCGGCTCCATAGAATCACCGCTGATCCGGAGTCCGAAGAATTCACCGGTCCGTGCCAGTTCTTCTGGAATCTCTTCTTCGTCCACAATATCTGTGATGGCTTCCAGTGGGATGCCTGCTGCAACGCGACCGAGGATTTTTACTATATTTGATTTAGGAGAAGACGGTTGTTCAGTACGCTCATCTATTAAATCAGATTTTTCAATATGGAAATAATCGGCAAGCCGTTGAACTTTTCCCATTCTTGGCAATGCTATGCCTTGGCACCATGTGTTAAATGTTTGAGGGGAAACGGATATTGCGTCTGCAACCTCCCTTTGGGTTTGGTTTGCTTTTGATAAATAATAGTTTAAATTTTTAGAAAATATTTTTTTCTGTTCTATATCAGTCATATATTCACCTCTTTTATAACCATATAGTACAATATAATTTGACTAAAATCAACTAAAAATCAAAAATAATTGTATTTTAGTGTTGACATCAAATTAAATTTGATTTATAGTGTAGTCGTAATAAGAAATGTACGATTTGCAGGAGGTGAATAAATTGAGCAAGTTAAGAATTTCTCTTGCAGCAGCTAGAGTTAACGCAGAAATGACACAGGAAGATGTAGCAAGGGAGATGCACGTATCTAAGAATACAGTAGTAAACTGGGAAAAAGGTAAGTCAGAGCCTACAATCTCGCAAAGTAGAGAACTCAGTAAGCTTTATAATATGCCATTAGAGTATATTTTTTTACCTTAATAATCAAATTAAATTTGATTTTGCAAATAGAGAAAGAGAGGTGAGTGGATGAAAGAAGTAGAAAAGACAATAGATGACCTGTGTAAACTCATACAGAAAAAAACAGAAAATTGCAAAGAAAGCTATGAGGTAAACGAACTGACAGAATTAACCCAAGCTCTGGCAGAGTTGATAACTGCCAGAGCCAGGCTTGGCTAGTCTTCCTTGTTAAGTTCGACTAATTTGTCGTAGATTTCCTGCATGAATTCAGCGACATTCTTGCCGTTCGATTCATTTGTTGGAGTTGACGTATTAGATAATTTAGCAACGGTAATCTCGACAGTTTTTTCAATTAAATGATCATTTCGAAACATAAAACTCTCCTTTCTTGCGTACTCGGCTCTGGCGGGAGCCTGTATCAACAGGATAGGAGAAAAGAGGGAAAAAGTCAATAAAATGCAACTTAAATAGAGAAAGAGAGGTGAGGTGAGAAAAGATGAAATGGATAGCGATAGCAAACGTAACCTTGACGATTTTGTTTGCAATAAAGTGGGGGATAGAAAGAGCACGCTTTAAAGGACTCATGTTTTTTATTGTAGCAAAAGAATACACCCCACCAAATGAACAGGAAATGATGGAGTGCATCAAAATAGCAGTTCAAAAGACTGTGGAAGAATGGCTCAAGTAATAAGTTTAGAAATTCAAGAAAGAGGTGAGAAAAGAATGAAGAAAAACAAAAAAGAAAAGAAACCGTCAAAGATAACGGTTTCGGATGTAGCATTGATATTTTCGATATTCACTTTGATATTCGTAATTATTAATTCGCTTGTAAGATAAGTGGATAAACAATGCTCCAAATGAGAGTGGCAAGAGAAATTCCGATAGATATCCAGCCTTTAATGTCAGCCTTTTTAGACTTTTGCAACGCAAGATCAGCCCCAATCTTTGCGGATTCTGCGATTTTCCCAGAAGCTTTTGCAAGCTTGCTGGCAGAATCAGCAGTTGACTGTGAGGATTGAGCAAGTTGGCCGGAAGAATTGGCAGACTTTAAGGCAGAATCGGCAATAGATTGAACAGCTTGCAATTGTCTCTCCAGTGGTGATCGGATATCATCAGCCATTTGCTTAAAATGAGATTCTTCATAGCTTGGCGGCCGGCAGCTGGAGAGAAAATCACTCTGTTCTTTTATATAGTCCTGAAGAATCTTAGATGTGGGATTTGTTGAATTATTCATAACACGCCTCCTAATTTTGCACTCAGCATGAAAATGCCTGTAGTAAAAGAATAGGAGTGAAGAATATAAAAGTCAATACAGAAAGAGGTGAGAAAAGCAATGAGTGAAAAAGAAAAGAAAGAAATCGCTGAAATGGTAGAAACAGCCAAACATCTGGCGACACATGATCCACAGGCATTCATGATTGCCAAAAGCAACATGGAGATTCTAAAGATCAGAGCAGACATGGACAAGCAGGAAAAAGAACCGGCATAGAGAATGCAACAAGTACAAACTGTAACACATAAACATAAACCAAGGAGATAGAAAGCAGGTGGCGAATATGAAACCGGATATGGAAAAAATCATTGAGGTGTTGATATCTCTGTTGGAGGAACAGGAAAAGGTGGAAATCACCTACACCATTGAGAAAACCGCGTAAGCGGTAGAAAGGAGGACAAGCATGAAAAGAAGAGGACCAAGAACAAAATGGCAGAGAATCATCAGAGAAACGGTGTTTGAGATCCTGATCGGCGCCGCAATCGGACTTGCATTTGATGCAATGTTATTTATCTGGTTGCTTGTAAGGTGAAGGAGGTGATAGCGATGGGACAGAGAATGTGGCAGACACCATCTGCTAAGCAGGAATGTAGGAACTGTGCGTACATGAGAGATCTGGGTGACGGTGAATGCATATGCGGGAAAGACCCATCCATAACGGTCATGGAAGAATACCAGGAATCAGAAGACTACAGATCCTGTGGATGCCCGGAATGGAGATGGGGATAGTGATACAAGTGAATAAAAAATAAGGCACATCATTATGCGGATGATGTACCTCAAGACTTCTTCGCCTGTCGAATATTAAAGTCAATATTATAGTACCATCGGTGGGCGAAAAAGTCAAGAAACACGGGCATTTTCGCCCGCTTTCATCACTTGTTAAGAATATTAAAGATAGGACATACAGGTGGATGAAAAAGAGATATAAAAGACTGATATATACGTTTGAACATTCAGTGGAGATATATGAATATCTGGATGGGAAGTATGGAGCAAGAGGAGAGAAGAGAGGGAAGAAGCGGAAAGCCACACCGGAAGTGATCAGATTCCGAAACCAATGGAATAGGGAAAGGAAAGCAAGACATAAGCTGAAGACCTGGTTCCACGAGAATGACTACCTGGTATTGCTCACATACAAAAAGGATAAGCGTCCGCCTGATATGGAGACTGCAAAGAAACATCTGGCACAAGCCATGAGAAAGGTGAGAGAAAAGTATAAAAAAGCAGGAAAGAAAATGAGGTGGATGGCAAATATCGAAGTAGGTACAAAAGGAGCCTGGCACGTACACATAGTTATAAACCGGATAGCGGATGCAGACATCATCATAAAGGATGCCTGGGAGCATGGAGCAGTAACCTTCAAGCACCTGTATGAAGCGGGAGATTTCAGAGATCTGGCCGGATACATCACGAAAACACCAGAAACATGCGAACGCTATGGAGAGCACTTAAGAGAGACAAGCTATCATGCGTCCCGCAATATGCCCCTAAAGGAACCGGAAGAAGAACGCTTTGTGCAGTGGAGAGAGATCAAGGACAGGAAAGGCTACTACTTAGACAAAGATACATACTACGAAGGAACAAATAAATTCACCGGGTACAAATACCGGTATTACACCATGATTAAGTTGGATAGGAGGATTTAAAATGCTGATTTTAGACAGAGCAAGCGAAAACAAACTGGAAGAGCTGGTATTAGTATCTCGAAAACTCAATGGAGTATTGAGAGAAAACTACCCGGGAGTACATAAGATCGAGCCGGATCGCGCCGCTCTGCTGTGGTGTGCAATCGATGATGAAATTGAAAAAAGACAGAAGCAGATCGACAAGATTCTTGCGACGGAGAGCGGAGCAGAACAGATTGTACTGCGGAGAGCCTGCAGAGAGCTGAAGAAAGAATATGATCAGTACAACCAGCTCATGGAAGAGGTCTATAACGAAGAACTACTTCCGGCCACTATTCCGGAACTGCTGATCAGCTCAGTAAAGAGAGCGACTGCAGAAATGCATGAGATTAATAAAAATCTGCAGCATACGAAAGAGGTGCTGAACACCAATGTTTAGAGTAGATATTTACACAGCTGTAAAATCCAGTTCCAACAGTAAAACCATGGGAAAATACGGATTTGTATGTACGTGCGCCAAAAAGTCCGGAGGAATAGGAAAAATCCAGGATACCGGCCAAATGAAAGGCACACGACACGAAACAGAAGTAAAGGCGATCACAGAAGCATTGAGCCGCCTGAACCAGTCCTGCGAGGTCCATATCCACTGTGAGGACACATTTGTAGTGAACATGATCGACTATCACATTAGTGGATGGGCCGGGAATGACTTCCGAAAAACCAATGGAACACCGATCGCAAACGCAGAAGGCTGGCAGAAGCTCTGGAAGAAGATGCAGGGGCATCTGATCCGAATGGAAAAGGGACGGCATGCATACAGCGACGAAATTAGAAAAATAATGGAGGATACATAGATGTTTGATAAATTTGGAGAATTTGACTCTGCTGAGGAAATCAACAGGGCGGCAGCAGCACAGTTAAAAGAAGGAGATCTGGACGCTATCAAGACAATAGCAGAAGAAAATGGCTTAGATTCGGAGGACGCAGAGGATTTTTGCACCGGTGCAATAGATTCTCTGACTACTCCACTACTGGCCGCAATGGGAAAGCTGGAAATGGAATCGAAAGATTTAGAACTCAAAAACATGATGGAAGACTGGAAAAACTTCCTGATTCAGATGTGTGAAGAAGATGACCAGATGGCGCAAGCTGTACGCAAGAAAGGAAAAAGCCTTGAAAAATGTATGGCACAGATTTTAAAAGTATCGTTTGAAACGAAAGCACAACTGGACGATAGAATCGTACAGGCAGCAGGCTTAAAGCCACCGATCTATCTTGGAATTCCTGGAAAAGCACAGATTAGAAAAATTGCAGAAAAATATTATAAGGGTGAAGAAAAATGAGAACATACAAAGGATTCACGGAAGATCTGAAAGCAACCTACGGGAACGGAATCTTCCAATACGAGCCTGGAAAAACATACAGGGAAGAGAAAAGTAAAACCAGAAGTACAGGCTTCCATGCTGCAGAATATCTCCCAGACTGCATGATGTGGTACGGGCTGAACGATAAAAGCCGGTTCTTCTTGTGCGAATCAGGAGGAAGTATCGATGAAGAGGACGGCTGCTCCATGGTAGTATCCACGGAATTGACGCTAATCAAAGAACTGGATCTGCTGGATATCGCCGGCCACACCATGATGTACATGGTCGAGCACCCGCAAAGAAAATGGATCAGTACGGTGGGTGGAGTGATGATCACGAACGATGCTGCATATACAAAAACCGGTACACTGCTTGCAATAGCGAGAGGAGAAAGACCAATCGTATACGGGATTGAGGGAACGGCAGTCGGATGGATCCTTGAGAGTGAAGGAAACATTATAGCGGCCAAAGTTGGCGTAGTAGGGCAGAGCGGAATCAAACCGGGAGTAAAATATACGATCACAGCCAACCGGGAACTCGTGGAGGTGCAAGATGAAACGGAAAGCAATTGAGAAGATAGAACCAGCAAAGACCAGGAAAAAAGGGCATATCGCGACAGTCCAGACATTAGACGATATTGCAATCATTAATGTATTCAATGACAAGGTTCTGGCAGTGAGATACTGCATCAACTGCAAAACAGGAGAACACGAATATTGGACCGAAAAGAATGGCTGGAAGAAAGGAAAACTCATAACAGCAATAGAAGGAAACTGGTACGAATGGGTATGGATGAAACATGCCTATAAGTACCCAAAGATTGATACCGAGGAAGACAGGAAGAGATTATTAGATATCACTGCAGACAAATATTGCACAAATGATGTATGGAGCCGCATAGATCACATGGAATACAGTTACGATTACGACATCCGGCAGACTGCAGAACATAACAGAAGAGCGAAGATAAATAATTTCATGAACAAAGCACCGGTACTTCCTAAAGACGTAGATCAATGGTTTTTCGAACTGGCAGCAGGCAGGGACTACATGATTAAGAAAAAGAAGACGGAAAGCTTTGGATGTACAGCATGCGGAGGAAGATTCAGCAGATCGCGATTGACGCCAATAGACCCACTAAAAAAGAGAGTAAGCCATGATTGTAGTGTGAAATGCCCGTTATGCGGAAAAATTGTACAGGTAAAAACAAGAACAGATCATATCACAGCCCCCCCTGAGAGCTTATATAAACTTGATAAGATCGACGAAACGGCAAGTGTATTAAGAATTTTCCGTGTAGATATCGGATGGGAATATGCAAGACACTGGGTAACAATTGATGAAGAGATCCGGATTGTGATATATAAGCAGGAGCTTTTTAAGAGCAATAGGTATAATTACAAGATTTTTTACAATATCCCATGGGAAGGATGGCACAAAAGCAACAATCTGAACTACCGGGCAAGAGACGGCTATATGTACCCTGGGGATTACAGTGAAGTACTGAAAAACACAGTGTACAAGGATGCCATCAGGATCATAGAATTCCTGGCAGCAGCCGGTTGGAAATTAAACTACAACCGTCTGCTATCCGGAGTATATCAGGTAAAAGGTTACGCAGAAAAGATAGAATATCTGGCCAAAGGACGGTTCCGGAATCTTTTAAGAGAAACTGTTGCATGCACGGAATATCCGGGATGGAACATGGCATACTACGGACCATTAGACATAAGGGCAAAGAACATAAACAAAATGTTCTACATCAACGATCGGCAAAAAATCAACCGGATCCGTGACGAAAACGGTGGAAATGAAATGGTTCGCTGGATGCAATATTCAGACGAAACAGGAGAAAAGATACCGACAGAAACTCTGAGATGGCTGCTGAGATGCGGACTTGGGCCGGAGAATATTAGATATCATGCCGGAAAGTATCTGAGCACTACACAGCTGATGAATTACATCCGCCGGCAGCAGAAAGAACAGTATCCGGGATTCACAGAAGAAGCCGTTCTGGAACAATACAACGACTATCTGAGTATGTGCAAAGCATGCAACAAGAATATGAAGGACGAGCTTACATATCGACCGAGAGAGCTGAAAAGACGACATGATGAAATCGTGATCGATAAACAACAGATGGATATTCTGAAAGAAATGATGGCAAGCCAGGCAGAAAGAGAACAATATGCTCAGGAAATGCGGGAGAAATACCCGACAGCAGAGCAGACCTTACACGAGATTAAAGATCGATATGAGTACGAAAACGAAGAGTACAAGATCATCGTACCGGAATCACTAGTAGATATCGTAAAAGAAGGACGCGCCCTGCATCATTGCGCCGGCAGCAGTGAACGGTATTTTGATCGAATTGAAACAAGAGAAACCTATATCTGCTTCTTGAGAAGAAAAGAACAGGAAGGCGTGCCGTTCTACACGATTGAGGTAGAACCATCCGGAACGATCAGACAGCACAGGAGTTACATGGACGAAGAACCAGGTATCGAACAGATCAGAGATTTCCTGAAGGAATGGCAGAGGGTTCTAAAGAAACGATTGACAAAAGCAGATAGGGAGCTGGCTAAGATCAGCAAAGAAAAGCGGAATGCAAACATTGAAGACCTGAAAGCAAAGAATAATACAAGAGTCCTGCAGGGACTGGCAGAAGACTTCATGGATGCAGAAGAGATCGAAGAATTATTAGAAAAGGCGGTATAAGATGGACGAGCTTATAAATTATAACGGGTATGAAGAGTTCAAACAGGCAGTCAACAGAGTATTAAACAGAACGGTAGAGGACTTTGTCCTCACCGGCTATCTGCTGAAACAGGCGAGAGACACAGATATTCTGAAAGATTCTGGATATAACGATGTAAATGAATTTGCCTGGGGCGAATACAAACTGGATGCCTCACAGGTATCAAGGTATATAAGAGTCAACGATAAATTCTCAGAAGGTGGCTATTCTCCAAAGCTTCAGGAGCAGTACCAGGGGTTCGGCTATGCGAAACTAGCACTGATGCTGACGCTTCCGGAAGAAGTAGTGGAAGAACTAACACCAGCATACAGCAAAACAGAGATTCAGGCAGTAAAAGAGGAAATCGAAGAGGAAGAGAAAATCACGGATATCGAAGTAATCCTGGAAGGACAGAAGGAAGAACAGAAAGACCTCGGCAACCTGGAGAAAGCATTGCACCAGATATTCCGTGATGAACCGGAATTATATAAAACCATGCACGAAACAGTACGGACAACCTGCGGAACAAAATATCTGCAGGAAGTACTTGCACCGGACGGAGATAAGATTTACAGCACCCGAATCCAAGGAATTGGCCGAATCATGCTCTATATGCACGAATCCAAAGACATTACATTACATATGGTCCGGTCGGGAGATAAAGAGTTCTATTCATGGGACGATGCATTAAGCTACTGCACAATGATCACAGACAGTGAAGATGCGGAAAAGACCTGGGAAGAGATGTATGGAGAATCGTTCCCGAAAAAAGAAGAAATTGCACCGGTGCAACCGAAAAAGAGAAAAGAATCAAAGGTGGTAAAAGCGAAACGGAACAACGCGAAACCAGAACGATCGGGAACAAAAACAGCCGATTCACAAACAAAACCAGCCGATTCACAAACAAACCAGCCAGATGCACCGACAAATAAAGAGGAAAACAATGAAGAAAAAGAAGAAAACGGTACACCTCGATCCGTTTCAATACCTGCAATGGAGAAAGAATCGAAAAAGACAGAAGAAGCTACGGAAGTAAAAACTGAGATTCCACAGGAAAAACATGATGAAACACAGATCCCGGGACAAACAGAATTGACGAAAGATTTCCCAGAGTATTGCCCACCAGATATGAATATTTCAGAAGAGCAACCGGAAGAAGTAAAAGGAGCATATGCCACCAGAAGAATATATATATCATCTGTCGATGCCGATACAGCAGCAGAATACATGGGAAAAGCCATGGAAAAGACAATTCGTAATATGCCGGGAGTAAGTTTCGGAGTCTTGACGAAGGAATCATTTTGGAAAGAATTCTTCGAAACCGAGGTTGATCGAAATGGAGCTGAGATCGAATGTGTGAATTAATGTTCCCGAAACCAACCAGGAAGAAAAAAAGAAAGCACCATCCAGCTCCGATCGTAGACACCGTAAAAGGCGAATGCTTCCTGTGCCGACTGGAAGGCATCCGCCGGCAGCAGTACACAGAAGAGCACCATGTATTTTACGGGGGAGGATTAAGACAGGTAAGCGAAGAGAATGGCTTCAAAGCCTACCTGTGTCCGGCTCATCACAAAGACGGACCGAGGGCAGTACATAACTGTAGAGAGACTAGGGAACTGCTATGCAGGATCTTTCAAGCCAAATACGAAGAAACTCATACACGGGAAGAGTTCGAAAGATTAATAGGACGGAACTATCTGGAAAGGAGCTGATATTTTGAAATTGCGATTCAAAGTCTGGAAAGATTGGTATAAAAGGTGCTTAAACGGAAGGGTGTGCAAGATTATGGTGCTTTTAGGGCTACAGCACAGCCCTACGTTTGAACGGAATCTAACGATGACCAGGTGTGGGAATATTTTTATGCAAGAATTTGGAGAAGAAGGAAATGAATGAAAAAATAAAGTCATGTCCATTCTGCGGAGGAAGGGCAGATGTGGGATATGCGATCAATGACTATAACAGATGGGGAGTGTGCTGCAGCAATTGCGGATGCACGGTAGAAGTTGAAACTTGGAAGGGCATGGAAGACACAAAAGAAAATGCAATTAAAGCGTGGAATAGAAGAAAAGGGGGAGAGTGCTCAGAGGAAGAATATAAGTGGATACCGTTAGAGAAAGAGACGCCAGAACCCGGGAAATGGCTGATATTATCAACGGAAGAGGGAATGGTATTATTGGGAATAATGGAAATGCGAGAAGATGGCATACCGGAGTTCTATTTACCAGACGATATGGTTGATACCGTTCCTTGCATAACGATTGGGGTAACTGTAAATGCATGGATGGCACTTCCAGAATCATACAAGAGAGGAGAATACAGTGAAAATGAGACTGATTGACGCAGACGAATTCAAAGCGCAGGTGGCCGGAATGACCGTACTAAATGATTATTCACCAAGTGCGGCGAATGCTTTATGCAGATTAATAGACCGCCAGCCTACAGTACGCGATACTGAAAAAGTTGCAGAAGAGCTGAAAGACCTGAGATTATCATATTACTTAACAATAGCCAATACAGGAGATGAGAGACTAGATGCTATCTACAAAAACGTTGGAGACACATTAGATAGAGCGATTGAGATTATCGAGGGAAATAGAACGATTGAAATTGCAAAAGGAGACGAAACAGATGGACAAACGAGAATATGATCAGTTAATAAAAACGGCGGCCGATCTAGAGCGCGAAGCAGAAGTGGAATGCAAAAAGGAAATTGAAAAACGACAGAAGTACAAGGAAGGATACATGAAGGGAATAGAAGACTTCTTGGATAGCATAGAAGGGAAGGTTAAGGAATGATAAAAGGAAAAGCAAAGATGGAATTTGGAACAGGCGACATCAGAATGACGGGAGCATTAAGCGGTGGCATAGGAGCATTGTGTTGCATTACACAGGAACCACATGAAATAGGTGAAAAAGTTCCGGTTGAGGACAGTTGGGACGTGGATCAGGCAGAAGTTATTTTGACATTCGCAAAAACAGAAAGCATAGATGCGCTCATAGCGGAATTGCAGGACGTAAAAGCAATGATGGATGGAAGATATCCATTCGAAAAAGGAAGAGTCCGAGCTGACGAAATGGATTTTGATGCGTTTTTGCACACATAAAAGGAGCTGATGCGAATGGAAATCATAGAAAAATTAAAACACTGGTTCATAATGGCACGGGCAAACCAATGCCTGGGATGTTGCCTAATCTGCAAATGGTGGGATATGTGTAAATGGGAAACAGAGGAGAGGAGAAGGAAGAGACGGCAAAATGACAAGAAAAGATATTCTTAAAAAATACGGATTCAGCTGGATGAGCAATGTCAACTTGAAGGAAGAACTTTCGGATGAGTCGGCAGCAGAATTCGAAGGTCTGATAAGGACTCTGGCCGAACATAACCGTGGACCGGAACCGCCAGAAACAGGGTGGAAGAAAAGAATGTACAACCAATTCATGAAAGGAGCGGGCAGGTGACAAAGATGGAGAAAATAACAGCATTCGTAATCACAGTTGCGACTACAATGCTTCTCTATCCATTATGTTATGACTGGGCAAGAGAAATCCTGGACTTGCAGATCTGGGATAGCATCCTGGACGGATTGGAAAAAGCAAAAGACCTATTCGATAAGCTGATTGGAAATGATAAAAAATAGCTTGCACTTGCCGGTGATTGTATCACAAAAGTGACCGGTTGATATAGATTCCCTCCGGCGGCAGCAGGATGGCAGCAGTCGGAGGAGAAAGGAGCGGTGTTGAAAGAAGTGAGCAAAGAACAGGCAAAGATCATTGAAAAGATGGTGCTCGACAAAAAAACAAATAAAGAAATTGCAGAAGCCACAGGATTAAAATACTGGGAAGTAAGGGACTATGTACAATATGTCGGATTGGCCGGAATAAGAGAACAGATGTCTGGGAGAAAACCAGGAAGACGAAAGAAGGACGGCTACAACAAAGAAAAAAACGGTCCCAATGCGGACAGACATCTCTGTAAGACTTGTATATACAGGGGAAGACATGATCAGGTAGGCAATTGCAGTTACATAGAAATAGAAGGGCATAGCAGAGGAATGCCGGCAGCAGAATGCACGGTGTACAAAAAAGGCAGAAAACGAAGGCAGGCATTGTGGTAAGGGCTAAAGAAAGAGTATGGGGAAAGGAGCAGATATTATTGGAACAGATGACAAAGGAAAGACTACTGTCATACAGGAGCAATAAGGCAGAAATACTGGAACTTGACTATGCAATTAATAATAGATGGAAATCGGATACGATGATCGGGAATGATGTTATATTCGATTACAGCAAGGGATATCCGATGCCACAGAGTGTGACGGGTTTTGATTCTGAAAAGTATGAGCGGCTACAAATTCGTGATATGGAGAGAAAAGAAAGACTGAAGAAAGAATGCGAGGAGATAGAACGTTTTGTAGATGATATCAAAGACAGCATAACTCACCGGATTTTCAGGATCTATTTTATTGACGGAAGGAAAAATGTAACATTGCGAGAAGTTGGAAAGCGAGTACATATGGGAAGAAGTGGAGTTGGAAAAAGAATTGAAAACTTTTTAAAAGTGTCCCGTAATTCCCATGATTCTCATTTACAATAATACTTGAGCCAAAGGCGGAAAACCGTCGGCTCGATTACAGGTTCAACGAAGACATCCGGCATATCGGATGTCTTTTCTTATAAAGGAAACGTGAAATACATGAAAAGAAATAGACCGGATAAAGATGGGACTCATCGAGGAGCGTTTGAAAAGAATAAGAAGAAAATATATGCAACACAGACCGTGTGTGGAATATGTGGGAAACCAGTAGACTTTTCTTTAAAGTATCCGCATCCGCTATCACCTTGCATTGATCATATAATCCCGATTGCTAAGGGCGGTCATCCGAGTGATATAGACAATATGCAACTGGCGCACTGGACATGCAATAGACAGAAGAGCGACAAGTTGATAGATAACAGTGTGACAAAGCAAGATGAAATATTAGGGAACCGTGTACTGCCACATACATTCAATTGGAGTGATTATAGACCTAAATAATTTTAATGGACAGGGGGCATACCTCCCCCACCGTGGGCGCGCGCGGACTTCACACCGTCACTGCGAAAAAAAACACACGCCGGAAAAAAATAGCGTAGAAAGGAGAAATAAATGGCAGAGTACAGAGGCATAGAGTACCTGAGAAAAAAGCTGAATCGAAAGCGAAGCCGAGTCTTAAGGCGGTATAAATTCTATGAGATGAAAAATATAGCACGGGACATGGGGATCGCTACGCCGCCCAGCCTACAATGGTTGCAGGCTGTACTTGGCTGGAATGCAAAAGCTGTAGATTCGATTGCGGATAGGCTTGAATTCAGAGGATTCCGTGACGATAATTTTGACATGACTGGGATATTTAGGATGAACAATCCAGATATTCTGTACGATTCTGCGACGTTGTCGGCATTGATTTCTTCCTGCTGTTTCATATATATATCGAAGGGAGAAGATGATTTCCCGAGATTGCAGGTAATTGATGGGGCGAATGCAACTGGCATTATTAATCCAATCACGAATCTTCTTACGGAAGGCTATGCGGTTCTGGAACGTGACGATTACGGAAAAGCGACTGTAGAGGCTTATTTTGTGGAAGGGTGGACGGTAATATACAGAAATGGAATTCCGGATCAACTTTTTGAAGAGAATGTGCCAGCACCATTATTAGTGCCAATTATATTCCGGCCAGATGCTAAGAGAGCATTTGGACATTCTAGAATCAGCCGGGCATGTATGTCAATCACAGAATCGGCCATGAGAACCTTGAAGCGGTCTGAGATTACAGCCGAGTTCTACTCATTTCCACAAAAATATGTAGTTGGTCTGGATCCAGATGCGGAACAGATGGATAAGTGGAAAGCTACCGTATCAAGCCTCCTGCAATTTGATAAGGACGAGGACGGAGGTTCGCCAACCTTGGGACAGTTCCAGCAGCAGTCTATGGCACCACATCTAGATCAGCTTAAAATGTTTGCTGCATTGTTTGCTGGAGAGACTGGGTTGACATTAGATGATCTAGGATTTGCAACGGAGAATCCGGCTAGCCAGGAAGCAATCAAGGCATCACACGAGAATCTGAGACTGACAGCAAGAAAAGCACAGCGAGCATTTGGCAGTGGATTTCTGAATGTTGGCTATCTGGCTGCGTGCCTACGTGATGATTATCAATATTACCGGAACCAGGTATATATGACTACACCAATCTGGGAGCCAGTGTTTGAACCAGATGCAGCAATGCTGTCCAATATTGGGGATGGAGCAATTAAGATTAACCAGGCAGTGCCAGGATATTTCAATGCAGATAACTTAAGAGATTTAACTGGAATTAACATGAGCAATCTGCCAGTAACTCCGGAGGTGTAGACTATGGAGGACATCACACCAGGACTTTTGGAGAAGATACAGAAACAATTCTATCATGATATTGAAAAGAGCAGCATCATTAAAAACTTCAAGAAACAGGCACAGAGAGGTAAGACTTCATACAGCCAAGCGAACGAGGTGGCACAAGAGATTGGGAAAATCTTAGCGCAATCATATTCGGACAATTTATCATCTGATATATTGCCGGATGGAAAGATGTATTATAACATTGCTTCCAGAGTATTGGACCCGACGTTGAGGGGAGCTTATGAGATGGTGGCAGATAATGCAGCTATTGTACAGCAGATCGTGAACGAAGCAGCAGGCATTGGAATTAAAACAATAAGAGCACAAATCCAACAGGATAATATAGACGGTATTGTAAATCGGATTTCAAGTGAAGAATATTTCGACGATGTGAAATGGATTCTCGATGCACCTGTACGGAATTTGGTTCAGAAAGCAATGGACGATACTGTTCAGAAAAATGCAGATTTTCATACAAAAGCTGGATTGAGACCAAAGATTATACGGAGATCATCTGGACATTGTTGCGAATGGTGTAATCAGGTAGCCGGAACATATGTATATCCAGATGTTCCTAAAGATGTGTTTCGGAGACATGATAATTGTGATTGCATTGTTGAGTATTATCCGGGAGACGGTAAAAAGCAAAATGTATGGACAAAAGAATGGAAATACGAAAAAGAATCTGATAAAATAGAAGAAAGAAAACTACAGGGATTAAGTCCGGAATCAGATGCGATTATACGAAATATACGGGAAAAGATAATTCCGGAACAAAATCGTGAAAAGATTGCATCACGACAGGAAATACACCGACAAGGGACAAAGATGTATGAAGCTAGAAAAAAGAGTCTGGAAGCAAAAGGACAATTTGGACCTTCTTACATTACGGTATCGAACGAAGAAATTCAATCGCTTGTAAAGGAATTTTCAGGGACAGGAATTATTAAATATAATAGTCAAGGTAATTGGGATTCAAAAGAAATCATAACGACAAATGATAAAATCATAGGAGTAGTTGTTGATAATCGAAACGGAAATAGTGCAGAGACATCTGTGTTTAAGATTCACTACGCTAAAGATGGAATGCATATAGTTCCAGATTATCCAAGTAAAAAGAGGTGAGAGTTATGACATACGAGGAAATAAAAGAATTCATAGGTAAACAAGTCATCGTAAGAGATGTCGGAGGAAAAAGTTTTAAAGGTATTATAACTAATACGGAGAGTGAGTATGATACATCATCTGGAAAAGAAGAAATAGAATTAGATGCCGGAAAAGTATTTTATGGAATTCCATTAGATGAGATAAAAGATATAATAGAAATCAAATAAGCTGCCAGATTATTCTGGTGGCTTATATTTTTGAGGAGGCTACATGGGAGAAGTAAGGAAGGGGCGGCAGACCCCGACGCAATCTGTCGTGCTGCCTTATTCTTCAACATATGGAGCTGAAGCAATAGATATTTACAATTCGACAGGAAGAACTGCACAGGAGTGGCAGGAGCTTCTTCTGTCAGACATTTTGGCCGTAAACGAAGAGGGGTTATGGGTACATACCAAATTCGGGTATTCAGTCCCAAGGCGTAATGGAAAGAATGAAATTGTTGCAATAAGGGAGATGTATGGGCTAAAGAAAGGCGAAAGAATCCTACATACAGCACATAGAACCACAACTACACACAGCGCATGGGAACGACTTTCGAATTTGCTAAAGAAAGCAAATATCGAGGTCGTTTCTTCGTATAAGGCATTTGGAAAAGAACATTTGGAAGTTGCTGGCGGTGGAATTATCGAATTCCGAACCAGAACATCAAAAGGCGGTCTGGGAGAAGGATTTGATCTACTGATTATCGATGAGGCACAAGAGTACCAAGATGATCAGGAGAGCGCATTAAAATATGTCGTAACAGATAGTAAGAATCCACAGACAATATTTTGCGGAACACCACCAACTCCAGTCAGCTCCGGAACGGTTTTCGCAAAATTCCGTAAGGCAACCTTGGAAGGACAAACGGTTAACTCCGGGTGGGCAGAATGGTCAGTGCCGGAGCAGACAGATATAAGAGATATAGACGCCTGGTATGAGACAAATCCATCTCTAGGAACAGTATTCACGGAAAGATCTGTAACTGATGAGATCGGTTCAGATCCGATTGATTTTAATATCCAGCGATTAGGATTATGGATTCGCTATAATCAGAAATCAGCTATCAGCGCAACAGAATGGAATGAACTAAAAGCTGATGACCCACCGGAGCTTACAGGAGATCTTTTTGTGGGAATCAAATACAGCAAAGATGGGAATGTGGCAATGGGAGTTGCATCTAAAACAAACGATGGAAAGATATTTCTTGAATGTATTGATTGCCGTGAGGTACGTGCAGGAGATACATGGATATTAGCATATTTGAAAGAATGGAAAGCAAGGAAGGTGATTATTGATGGCGCATCAGGGCAGCAGTTAATGGAAAATGAAATGAAAGATTATGGTATAAAGAATTCACACCTACCCACTGTGAAGGAAATCATTGCAGCAAATGCCTCATTCGAACAGGGATTATATCAGAGGAATATAGTTCATTCTGGTCAGCCGTCACTGGTACAGGTAGTAAGTAACTGTGAAAAACGGTCGATTGGGACCAATGGAGGTTTTGGCTACAAGGCAATGAAGGAGGAAATGGAAGTTGCATTGCTCGACAGCATAATTCTTGCATACTGGGCGTGCAGTGAGACAAAAACCAAGAAAAGAAAACAAAGAATTAGTTGTTAAAGGGCACCTGAACAGGGTGTCTTTTTGCATATTACGCAACCCGCGGTTAATGGAGAAAGGAGCAACAACAATGGCAGAATTTACACCAATTACAACACAGGAGCAGCTTGATAAAGTAATCGGAGAACGCATTGCGGGAGTGAAAGCAAAATATGAAGGCTTTGATGATTACAAGAAAAAAGCAGAAGATTATGATGCTCTAAAAACAAAATCCGATGGTTTTGAACAGCAGATTGCAGCGTTGAACGAGGAAATTAACGGTGATGGAAAAAAGAACATCGGATACAAGAAACAGCTTGAAGAGGCGCAGGGTAAGATCAAGGGATACGAGACCAGTTCTCTCAAGATGAGAATTGCGCATGAAAATGGAATCCCATATGAACTTGCAGGTAGATTAAGTGGATCTGATGAAGAGGAAATCAAGAAAGATGCCGAGACAATGGCAAAATTCTTGAGAAAAAAAGATGTTCCTCCACTTGCAGGAGGAGATCCACAAAAAATTGATGACAAAAAGACAGCAATGAAAGGCATGCTGGCTAGTTTGAAAGGAGAATAAAAAATTATGGCAACATCAAAAGGAACAATGTTTGACCCTACACTGGTCAAAGATCTTATTACAAAAGTAAAAGGGAAGTCAGCACTGGCTGCATTATGTGGTCAGACACCGATTCCATTCAATGGATTGAAAGAAATGATTTTTTCTATGGACAATGAAATTGATATTGTCGCAGAAAATGGAAAGAAAACCGAAGGCGGTATTGCTATCGCACCAGTTAAAATTGTACCGGTTAAGTTTGAATATGGTGCAAGAATCTCTGATGAATTTATGATTGCTACAGAAGAAGAACAGTTGGATATTTTAACAGCGTTTAATGATGGATTTGCGAAGAAAGTAGCGAAAGGACTTGACCTTGCAGCTATGCATGGTATTAACCCAAGAACGGGAACAGTATCTGCTGTAATTGGAGACAATCATTTTGACGCAAAGGTTACGCAAACTGTAGATTATGCGTCAGCAACACCGGATGCAAATCTGGAAGATGCGATTGCGGTAGTAGATGGTTCTGAAGGAGATGTAACAGGACTCGCGCTTTCGAAGACGTTCGGATCAGCAATGGCAAAAGTCAAAGCGAATGGAATCAAGCAGTATCCGGAATTTGCATTTGGAGCATCACCTGCAACATTTAACGGAATCCCGACAAGCGTCAACAAAACTGTATCTGGCGGAACAACGAAAGACCACGGTATTATTGGAGACTTCCAGGGAGCGGTTAAATGGGGATATTCAAAGGAAATCCCTATGGAAATTATTCAGTATGGTGATCCGGACAACTCAGGAAAAGACTTAAAAGGATATGGTCAGATCTATATCCGTGCAGAAGTATATCTGGGATGGGGAATCCTGGTGCCGGAATGGTTTGCAAGAATTAAGGAGGTATAGTATGAAGTATAAAAATACAAAAACGGGCGCAATTATCGAAACGAGTACAAGAGTTTCTGGTGAAAACTGGAAACCTGAGATTGATGAAGAGCCTGAGAAGAAAAAAACGCCATCTAAAAACCAGGGGGCTGGAAAAGATAAATCACAAGAGGGTACAGAATAATGGAGCCATTTGCTACGTTAGAAGATATATCTATTCTGTGGCGAGAACTTAAGGAATCCGAGTATAGCAAGGCAGAGCAGCTTCTGACAGTTGTCTCGGATTCTCTGAGATATGAAGCCAACAAAGTCGGAAAAGATTTGGATAAAATGATTGAACAGAATGAGGCGTTGCGAAACGTTGCGAAATCTGTGACTGTTGACGTGGTAGCGCGTACACTTATGACATCGACAGACACAGAGCCAATGACACAGATGTCTCAATCAGCTCTGGGCTATTCTGTGACAGGAACATATCTGATTCCTGGAGGCGGTTTATTCATTAAGAAATCCGAGTTATCCAGACTAGGTCTTAGAAGACAGAGAGTTGGGGTGATGGATATTTATGGCATCGATGATCAAGGGAATTCCAGTAACACTGTATGAGAAGACAGTAATTGGAAAAGATGAATTTGATCACCCGTTATACAGAGAGATACCAGTGACAATTGAGAATGTGCTTGTAGCTCCGGCATCGACCACGGAGATTCTGGACACATTAAATCTGACCGGAAAGAAAGCGGTATACAATATTGCAATTCCGAAAGGAGACAATCACACTTGGCAGGATTGCCGAGTGGATTTCTTCGGAATGTCTTGGCAAGTGATTGGGTTCCCGCAACAAGGCATTGAAGAGAATATCCCGTTAGAATGGAATCAAAAATGGCAGGTGGCATTATATGGGTAAGACGAAGATTGTTTTGAACCGTGCTGGCGTTAGAGAGTTAATGCAGTCCCCGGAAATGCAGGCAATCCTTGCGGAACATGCGAATAAGATAGCCAGTGCATCAGATACAGAAGCATATGTAGCACAGACGCGAGCGGTTGTAAAGGTATGCGGAGATGACGGTAATAACGGATTATTGAAGGCGGTTGGAAAGCATGGTGGAAAAAATCGTTAAGGATTATCTGCAGTCCAGTCTTGGAATACCGGTTAGGCTGGAAGAAGAGGATGATCTTGGAAATGAATATGTATTGATTGAAAAGACTGGATCTGGCGGAGAAGACCATATCAAACGGGCAACTCTGGCTATCCAGTCTTATTCTACGTCCCTGTACGGGGCGGCATCGCTCAACGAGCGGGTAAAAGAAGCAATGGAAGAAATAATCGAATTGGACGATATCAGTAGATGTGAGCTTAATACGGATTATAACTACACTGATACAGCAAGGAAAAAATATCGGTATCAGGCAGTATATGATATCGTCCATTATTAGGAGGGATAAGATGAACACAGAACATGTAAGTGCAGGAAAGCCCAAAATTGGTGGAGCAATCTATCGAGCACCATTAGGAACCGAACTTCCAACCGATGCAAAAACGGAACTGAATGCAGCGTTTAAGGAACTGGGGTACTGTTCAGAAGATGGAATCACGAATTCTAATAGCCCTGAGACGGATAACGTGAAGGCGTGGGGCGGCGACACTGTTCTAGATTTGCAAACAAGCAAAGAAGACAGTTTTAAATATAAGTTACTCGAAATCACAAATATCGAAGTTTTAAAGGCTGTATATGGAGACGAAAATGTAACTGGAACATTAGAAGAAGGGATCACAGTAAAAGCTAATAATAGCGAGGCGGAAGCGTGCGCCTGGGTAATCGACATGATTTTGAAGAAAGCGCTAAAACGAATTGTGATTCCATCGGCAGCAGTTACAGAGGTAGCAGATATTGTCTATAAAGACAGCGAAGCTATTGGATATGAGACAACACTCAAGGCTACACCAGATTCAAGCGGACAGACTCACTATGAGTATATCGTAAAGAAAGGGAAGTAAGATGAATACAGAAAAAAATGAAGTGGCAGCAATTACAGGAACAACAGAAAGCGGGTTTCGGTACACTTTACCGCCAGATACTCTAGACGATTATGAATTATTGGAAAACCTGTGCGACATTGATAATGGAGATGCCTCTAAGATTACAGGGGCTGCCAGACAACTCCTTGGAGATGCACAAATAGAAGCACTTAAGGACCACGTAAGAAAGGAAAATGGAAGGGTTCCAGCTTCAAAAATGATTGAAGAAATTACCCAAATATTCAAAGGATCTCAAGTAAAAAACTCTTAGCCCTCGCCCACATGATCAACGTAGATGAAGAGGCGTTGATTTGTGATTTTGCAGAAACATATCGCATTTATGACTATAAGTCCCTTCCGTTACGGACGGTGGGGACTTTTGCGTGTGGGTTGAGGCATGATTCAAGAATCGGAATGAGAATATCTGATTCAAAACTTACAACAGACCAAACACTATTGGCGCTGGTTGCTGATAATACGAGGGCAATTGCATGGCTGAATAGTTCAGACGGCGCAAAAGGAATTAATCGTCCAAAATCATTGGTAGAGGCGCTGATGGGAGAAAAGAAAACTACAGAAAGCGTAATCGAAACGTTTGATACAGGACAAGATTTCGACGATGAGTGGAGACGACTGACAGGAGGTGAGAAGTAGTGGCTACAGAACTTGCAAAAGCATATGTGCAGATTATTCCGTCTGCACAGGGAATCAGTGGAAAAATTCAACAGGCAATAGACCCAGAGGCGGAACCGGCGGGGGCTTCATTTGGAAGTAAATTAGTCGGAAAGTTAAAAGGGATTATTGCTACCGCAGCAATTGGAAAAGCGCTAGGATCAGCAATCGGTGAGGGAGCAAATCTTGAGCAAAGCCTTGGTGGAATTGAGACGCTATTTAAGGATAGTGCTGATAAGGTTAAGGCAAATGCTGCAAATGCTTACAGAACAGCTGGAATGAGTGCTAATGATTACATGGAATTAACCACAAGTTTCTCAGCAAGCCTCTTGTCCAGCCTTAGTAATGATACATCTAAAGCGGCTGACGTAGCCGATATGGCAATGACTGATATGTCTGATAATGCCAATAAAATGGGAACCAACATGGAAGATATCAAGAATGCCTATCAAGGTTTTGCAAAACAAAATTATACCATGTTGGACAACTTAAAATTAGGTTACGGTGGCACAAAGACAGAAATGGAGCGATTGCTTACTGACGCGCAGAAAATCACTGGTGTAAAGTACGACATCAACAATTTGTCGGATGTATATTCGGCTATTCATGTAATTCAAGGGCAGTTGGATATTACAGGAACAACAGCTAAGGAAGCGGCAACAACCATATCCGGTTCTTTCGCCTCCATGAAGGCCGCAGCGCAAAATGTTATGGGTCAAATTGCTCTCGGAATGGACATAAAACCAGCTTTGTCAGCACTGGCAGAGACGATGACAACTTTTCTTGTTGGGAATTTACTTCCTGCAGTATGGAATGTAATTTCTGCACTTCCGGGGGCGTTAGTAACATTTATACAGACTGCTACACCACAGTTGGCAACTGCATTAATGCAATTTGTGCCAGAGATTGCAACACAAGTCCAAACCGCATTGCCACAGCTATACGAAATGGCAAACGGAATGCTGCTACAGATTACAACTGCAATTCAAACAAATCTACCTGGGTTATTACAACAAGGGGTTAGCATCGTGACAAATATTGCAAATGGAATATTGCAGAATATTCCGCAATTACTTGCAATGGCAGCGACATTGATGGCTAATTTTGAAAATGCGATATGGTCAGCTCTACCACTTGTTTTAGCGGCCGGAGGTAAATTAATACTTAATCTTGTCAATGGAATTATTAGTAATCTTCCACAGATTGCAACTGCAGCGGCTCAGGCAGTGGCGAAAATGACGGCTACAATTGGACAGAATCTACCGCGGGTTCTGCAGTCCGGTATTGAGATTATTGGAAAGTTGGCGGCTGGATTAATTCGAGCAATCCCAAGCCTTATAGCTCAGATTCCTCAAATTATTTCTGGAATTCGAAACGCGTTTTCAAACGTTGCTTGGGGGACTATTGGTCACAATATTATCCAGGGAATTGCGAATGGACTTAGAAATGCAGGACATATGTTGTGGGAAGCTGTCAAGGGATTGCTTGGAAGTTTTAAGGATAATGTACTGTCGTTCTTCGGAATCCATTCTCCTTCTCGTTGGGGTATATATGTCGGAGAGATGATTGACACTGGATTCGCAAAAGGAATTATAGGAGAGCTTCCTTCCATTACTTCTGCAGTTTCCAAATTACAGGATATTGCTACAAGCCCGTTCTCAAACGCGAATTTGAATTATGATTTACAGGGGGCAAACAGATCTAGAACATCAGGAAATGAGACGTCAAGCCGACTTGATACTTTAATTGCATTATTAAGAGCGATTATTGCAATCATAGATGGAAAGCCAAGCGGAGATGTAAGCGAACGAGAGCTGATTCGAGCATTAAGAGATATGGGGGTTGTATTCGAATGATAGAAATCAAATATGTGTGCTCTAATGGGAAAGAATACAATCTTGTGGGTAACCGGATGAGACCAACGTCCGGTTATTTCCATGAATATGAATGGAAACCAATGACCACAGATCAGGAAATTGGAGCAGATGTATACGGGTTTGAAAAAGAACCAAAAACATATCAAATCACATTAACATTCCGTGGACCACTGGAAGTACGCAAAGCCAAGATGGATGAGTTGACAAACTGCTTTGAGTATGACGTTGTAAATCTTACTCCAGGGCGTATATGGTTTGGAAACTATTATATTGATTGCTATATTAAGGATATGTCCAGCAAAGTGTCATCTACCCGGAACTGCTGGACAGACATGGAACTCGGTATCTACTGTCCATATCCTATGTGGGCAGAGGAAGAATCTAAGAGTTTCTATCCGGATAGCGCAGACAAGGGGGGAATTTATAACTTCTTAGATTACCCATATGATTATCAATATGACTATTCAAAACCATTATCCGGAACAGAGCATTGGTATGTAGATCATTACAGAAGTAGCAATTTTCAGATGACTATCTATGGCTCGTGTGCGAATCCAAGAATCATAATTGCCGGACAGGTCTATCAAGTGTATGACACGCTTGAAGCACATGAATACATTGTTATTGATTCACGTAAGAAAACAATTATAAAAAGACTTGCTAATGGTACGGAACAGAACATTTTTTATAAGAAAGCAACCGGCAATTCTATATTCACGGAAATTCCGTCAGGAGACATCTTGATAAATTGGAGTGGAGAGTTTGGCTTCGACATTGTGGTGTACAAAGAAAGGAGCGTACCGGAATGGATCTCATCAAAACAGATCAATACGGAAGGCAGATCGGCTATGTCCAGGGTGCAAATATAGATTTCGAAGTCGGAGCTGATGAAGCCGACAGTATTAATGATTTTGAGATTGAGCTTAAGCGTTGGAATTGGGATGGGTCTATTGGATATGGAACTAGAGTATTTTCACCGGATACTGAGTATGGCGGAATTGTCCGAGAAATCAGCACCGATACAAGTGCCAATGTAATCCGCGCAAAAGGAGATACCTGGCGTGGAATGATGACTAAAAAAATTATACAGCCATTAAGCGGCCAGGATTACGCAACAGCATCTGGGGAACTTAATTCAATTATAAAATCCAAGGTTGAAGCTGAGTTCCCTGGACTCTTTTATGGAGTTGATGCAGATACGGGTGTTACAGTGAACAATTATCAATATGACCGATATTGCACCTTACATACTGGGCTGGTTAAGATGTTGAAATCAGTAGGATATCGACTGGATATCCGCTACCAAGAAGGCGATGTTGGAATGGCTGGATATGTGAAAGTGAGCGCTGTTCCAATCAACGATCTGTCATCAGAATATGAGCTGACCAATGATAATAACATGAATTTCACAACTGACGATAACCGGCGCGGAATCAACCATCTGATCTGCCTTGGAAAAGGGGATTTAAAGGATAGGTTGGTTATACATCTATACACTGATCAGAACGGTACAATTTCGCAGACTCAGCAATATTTTAAGGGAGCAGAGGAAATTGTGGCTATATATGATAGCAGCGGATCAGAAAGAGATGATCTGATTAAGAATGGAATTAAGGAATTGGAAAGCAAGAAGTCAAGCATGTCTTACAACATGACCATGGCTAAGTTGGAAGGAAATATCGATCTAGGAGATATTGTTGGAGGAAAAGATTATCTGACCGGAATTAGCATGAAGAAACCGATTGGTCGAAAGATATGGACAATATCCTCCGGAAAAGAAAAAGTAGTGTATAAACTGGAAGGAGAGACATAATGGAAATAATTACAGGATATACAGGAAAGCCCCATGTAACATCAGAACAGGATAGAGATGTAAATATTGGAGTTGTGGGAGAAGGATCTTATGTACTGCAGACTGGAATGCAGTTGGCAGCAGAGGTATCTTCCAACAATGAAATTAAAATCAGAGACGGCGTGTTGATGCATCAAGGGTGCACAGCATCAATCAAGAAAAATACATATGACTCTCTTACTATCACCAATGGCAGTCAGGGAATGAAACGTATTGATTTGATTGTTGCAAGATACGAAAAGAATCAAGACAATGGAATAGAAAGTCTTGACTTGAAAGTTATACAGGGAACACCGGCGGAATCAAACCCGGCAGCACCACAATATACAGAGGGGGATATCCAGGCCGGTGATTATGTGGCAGATATGCCAATGTACCAAGTTATTATTGAGGGACTTAATATTACAGAAGTAAAAAAGATGTTTAAAGTCATTGGATCAAATAAGGATTTGTCCAATAAGCTTGCTGAAATTAGCAAAAAAATGACTGGTAAGTATGCCTACGCATATACCACTTATCTGGATGCCGAAAAAAGTACAAAAACATCCCTGACACTTAATAGCATCAAGGCGACAGGGCATGGCAGAAAATGTATCCTAATGTGCTGGGGTGCTATCAAAGTAACAACTTTGACAGCAAGGCTGAGCGTCTATGTCAACGGCAAAGATAGTTGTTCTGGAATAACATCATCCACAAGCTATGTGCCGGTATTTGACAGCAACATTATAACCCTTCCGGAGGGCGAAAACACGATAGAGATAAGACTGTCAGCACAAGCGAATACAGCTACTGCATATATTGGACGTTATCACAAACTTGGCTTCATTGTCGCAGAATTATAATCCTTATTTTCCGAAATAGAATATTACATAATTTATTCTAAAGCTGCCAGCATAAGCATTCCGATCAAATACTGCGTTCCATGCGCCTTTTGAGTAGGAACTGCCTACGTGTGCTGGTTGAACAGAAGCATCTCCGTTAGCCATTGATACTATCGTGTTTTCATTATTAGAATCGTTTACGCCAAGCGCTGCATTTATCTCAGAATTGGTAAACACCTGTACAGATGTGCTAGCTTTTGCTGTTACAATTTTTGATCCGCCTATCATTTTAGTTATATTCTTATTGAATGATACTGCGGATGTTATATTTTTATTTAATTCAGCAACTTTATTGGACAAATCCTTATTTTACACAGAAAGGAGATATACATAATTATGAAAATTACATTCAATGATGCAACAGAGTTGACCATCCAGTCAGCGAGCACCCGGCCGGACGGGAGCCTGCTGATCAAAACAATATCAGAAACTGAAGAGAATCTGAAGACAATCTTTCAGGATGGCATGAAGACCAAGAAGATGATCATCAAGGAAAGAGAATCAACCATTGAAACTTATGAAAACTTTTCGCAGTTGGAGGCAATCGTGAAATATACAGCCGGCATTTTAGGGGTAGTGCTCTATAAGTCCGGCGAGACGCCAGAAGACAAACTGGAGGCTCTTAAGAAAGAAAATGCAGATCTGAAAGAGAGCATGGATATGCTCCAGGGCTGTATTCTGGAAATGTCAGAGTTGGTATATCAGTAATGGTAACTTTATTAACAAATTTATTCATATTATTACAACATTCAGGAGGTAAAGAAATGATGGCAATGTTATGGGCACAGCAGATTATGTTAGGAAAGAAGACTTATGATCAGGTACCAAGATTATTGAAAGATAAGGTAAAAGAGATCCTGGAAGATTCCGGAATGGGAGAACTTGCAAACGATAAATAGTGAGGCGGTGATTATATGATAAGAGGAACTACACCGACACTTGAGTTTGCTCTGCCGTTTGAAGTAGATCTGATTGCAGAGGCGTATGTTACGATATCACAGAATCAATCAGTGGTGATTGATAAGAGCTTGCCGGAGCTTACGTGTGCAGGAAAAACACTGACTGTTAAGTTATCGCAAGAGGACACATTAAAACTGCAGCAATCGGAGTTCAAACCAGCGGAAGTGCAGATACGTGTGCGAATGAAGAGCGGAGATGCGCTGGCATCTGATATCATGAGATTGCATGTAGGGCGGATTCTGAAGGAAGGTGTGATTTAATGAGACTAGAGGTATCATTTCGTGTGTTGAATAAAAATCTGGATGTCGATTTTTCTGCAAAGGATAAAAAACTAAACGCAGAATTTCAATGTTTTCAGCGTATCACTGAGCAGGGGGATGTTGATTACTACGATGGTTCCTACACGGTCACACCAAAAGTGGAAGAACAGAGTCTTCCAACGAGTAAAAAATATCTTGCAGAAGATGTGAGAATAAAAGAAATCCCGATCTTCGAGGTGAGCAACCTCGAAGGCGGACAAACAGTGTTTATTGGAAAGGAATTATAAAAAATGGCAGTAAATAAAGTTGTATATGGCGGCAAAACATTAATCGACTTAACAGGTGATACAGTGACCACTGATAAGTTGTTGAAAGGCATCACAGCGCATGGAAAAGACGGTGAGGTAGTCACAGGAGCGTGCACGTTTGACGTGGATTCCAATGATGCAACTGCGGCAGTTGCGGAGATCTTAAAAGAAAAAACAGCTTATGCTAGAGGTGCAAAGCTTGTCGGAACGATGCCAAACAATGGAGCTGTGACAGGCTCTATCAAGACTCTGACGGATAGCTATGTGATCGCACAGGGATACCATGATGGATCTGGTAAGGTTGGAATTGATGCAACCGAAAAGGCTAAGATCACAGCTAATAATATTCGAGAGGGAATCACGATCCTCGGTGTAAAGGGTACAATGTCGAGTAGCGAAGGAATGAAAGCACAAGCCAAGACAGTCACTCCGTCCAGTACACAGCAGACGATTCTTCCGGACGTTGGCTATAACTGTTTGTCACAGGTTACGGTTGCAAAAATTCCTTATGTGGAGTCGGAAAATTCTGCCGGAGGAACCACGGTGACGATTGGATAAGGAGTGATAGAACATGGCGGTAAACAAAGTGGAGTATGTCGGAAGGGTTTTGATTGACTTAACTCAGGACACTGTCTCGGAAAACAACTTGCTGTCTGGGGTAGTGGCTCATGACGCCACGGGAAGGCAAATAACAGGCGCGCTTGAAAACGTTGGTGACGGTAAATATATCTGGGCAAAGCACATTGGCAAAGTGTGGGATATAACTACTACTGAACTTGGAACGACAGGCCCGTCTGACAGTAGTTCTTATTCGTATGGTTACTATGTTGCGACAGATGAAGGGTATTTTGTTTTAAAGGGAGAAAACGGTGCACTCGGTGATGGATATGCCTATATCAAAGGAAAAGGCGCAGAAACGCATCCTAAATCTGTGTATCGATTACAAAATCGGTATTCATATAATTCTGGATTTACAAAACATTACTATCGATTAGACATAAGCGATACATACACAGAAGGAAAAGGTTCTTTTGTCGGATATGTATCATCTGATGTTTCATCTGCTTATCCTGATGATGGTCTAAAAGATGGATATTATTATGTCAAAATGAGCGAAGGCACTTCTTCTGGTTCTGGAACAAATACGTCCGACGCAACGGTTGTAGCTTCCGATATCTTATCGGGAAAAATAGCTTATGGGAAAGACGGAAAACTGACGGGTTCTATGACTGACAACGGTGCTGTTAATAAATCCATCAATGGTAAATCGGAAAGCTATACGATTCCAAAAGGATATCATAATGGTTCGGGAAAAGTTGCTATAAGTGATGAAGAACAGGCAAAGATTATTGCTTCCAATATCAAGAAAGGAATTTCTATTCTTGGTGTAATGGGATCATATGAAGCAGCATCATCGGGAGGTTCATCAGAAAACAACTGCGAAGCTTATCTTGTTGATGTCCTGAATCCGACAGTATCGTTTAAAAAAGCATCAGGCACTATCAAAGCCTACGGTTATGCTTACGCTACTACTAAACAGTCGTGGGGTTCTAAAACGACAACAGTCTATGCTTTTAATGGCACAAATTATTATAAATCAGCTACTTACGGATCACCAACAGCAACGAATATTACGCTTGGTATTTCTGACGGAAAACTGACAGGATTACCATCAGGTTTATCTGGTGGATCTTTATTAGTGACAAGAGGCATTTAAACTGTGTGAAACTATGGTGGTCACAATTACAGAAAAGAAATTGAAGAAAGGGTTATGAATCATGAGGAAAATCAAAGTATTATTGTCACTGATGTTGGTAATGCTGTTTGCAATTGGCATGCATTCTACAGCAAATGCGTGTACACCTAAACTTGAAATAGACATGCCTGAAATTCCTGATATTGAATTACCAGATAGCACAAAAGATATGATTAGTGCAGGTGTGGAAAATTATTTCAAGAAGTGCATTCTTGATAAACCAATTATTGAGGATGCAACATATATGAATAAAACTATGGGAAGATATTCTTTTTCTTATTTGTGCGTGAGTTGGGATAAAGTAGAAAATGCCACATCATATAAGATAGAAGTCATTAAGAATGATGGAACTTCCAAAGTTTATGAAACAAATAAATCATATTTCTATACAAGCAGACAGGATGAATTCATCATGGAAGGTATGGATGGAGCAAAAGTAAAAGTCAGAGCCTATGGTGAAAATGATACATTCGGTGTATGGTCGGAAAAGAAGGAAGTTTCAGGTGTTGATTCAACAGGTGGTGTGGAAGTTCACACTGTTGATATTCCATATCAGGGCAAGACCGTAAGGTCTTATTTTTATACAAAAAATTAAGAAAGAGTGAGGTATATGAAGAAAATGGATAAAATTTTTAATTGGATCAGCGTAATGTTCGGTCTGATCGGAGGCGTCCTGTCATACTGGCTTGGTGGATGGGACGTGCTTTTAAAGACAATCGTATTCCTGGCAGTGGTGGATTACATAACAGGAGTGATCAAAGGTATTTATACGAAAAAGCTGTCATCGGAAACCGGGTTCAAGGGACTGCTGAAAAAGATTGTAATGTTTATTGTAATTGCCGTGTCTTTTTCCATTCAAGAATTAATCGGGAATACAATCCCGTTAAGAGAAGTTGTAATCATGTTCTATATTTGCAATGAGGCATTGAGTTTATTGGAAAATGCAGCGGTATTCGTACCAATTCCGGACAAGCTGAAAGATGTATTAATACAGTTAAGAGATAAAGATACAGAAGAGGATACAGAGGGCGAATAATCGCCCTCTAACATATTATATAGTGTGCGACGTCGCACAGAAAGGAGCAATCATGGCACATTTATTTTTAATAGCCGGTCACGGAGCCGGTGACAGTGGAGCAGTGGGATACGGCTATACAGAGGCAGAGAGAGTTCGGGCACTTGCAAGACGAATCGTAGCGCTTGGAGGAAGCAATGTTACTCTGGGAGACATGAGTCGGAACTGGTACGCCGACAAAGGCATCAGCTCGCTAAATATTCCAAAAAGCTATCAGATTCTGGAATTGCATATGGACAGCGGAGTATCAACAGCAAAAGGCGGGCACGTAATCATTAAAGAAGGATATAATCCGGATGCATATGATACAGCACTCGCCAACTTCATCGTAACATTCTTCCCTGGCAGAGCAAACAAGGTTGTAGGCAGGGCGCATCTTGCCAATGTTAATCGTGCAGCTGCTAAAGGCTACAGCTATCGGTTACTGGAGAATGGTTTCATTTCCAACAAAACAGATCTTACGAAATTCAACAACCAGATCGATGACCTGGCAAGAGGAATCCTTAAAGCTTTCGGCATTACGTCTGCAGCACCGGTAGCACCAGTTAAGAAGAAAGCAGAACCGATCGACGGAGAAATCAAGGCTGGTGGGGTATTCCAGAACAAGACTGATAAGTTCGGCACAATCTCATACCAGGCTCACATGAGAGGCTTTGGATGGGGTAACTGGCAGTCTGATGGCTTAATGGTTGGTTCTACCGGTCAGAATCGTAGAATTGAAGCGCTTCATATTAAGCCAGACGGAGAGACTGACGTTGTCGTTCACATGAAAGGAACCGGTAATAAAGAATACAAGAACATCAAGAAGGACACACTGATCGGAACCACCGGGCAGAACAGAAGACTGGAAGCGATCCGGATCACTGGAAAGGAATCGTTCTATCTGTACAGAGTCCACCAGAAGAGCATTGGCTGGTCAGAATGGGCCAATAACGGAGAATGGGCAGGTACGATCGGAAAAGGTCTGCAGATGGAAGCACTGCAGATCAAAAAATCCATGTTCTCTGTCGAACCGCACGTACAGAGCAAAGGATGGCTGTCGCCAAGAGCCGCTGAGAATGTGATCGGTATCACTGGTCATGCATTACGTCTGGAGGCAATCCGGATCAACCCATACGGAAAGACCATTAAGGCAAAGGCTCACATCCAGAGCAAAGGCTGGGTGGATTACGGCACGATCACCAAAGATACGATCATCGGAACCGTAGGCGAAAAGAAACGTATCGAATGCTTATGTTTCGAAGGCGACTTTGAATACCGTGTTCATATCCAGAGTTCCGGATGGACAGATTGGACAAAGGCAGACGGAGTAGCAACTCTTGGAACTGTAGGACAGGAACTTAGAATCGAGGCTATTCAGTTCAGATAATATGTCTTGTACTAACTAGCTAACTCCAAAACCAGTCACGAGAGAAAGGTCGATTCCTTCGTTGGCAAAATATCCCTTTTCGATTGCCACATACATCGGAGCATAGAAGATGGAGTGTGCTACTTCATTTAATGTAACAGGAGTCAGTTCCTGTTTTTTAGTACTTGTGGATTTTGAAGTTTTTGCTGTTTTGTCTGATGCGGATTCCGATTTGTCAGCAGATGTACATGCAAAAAGTGAAGTGACAGATAGTGTAAGGAGTAAAAGAAGTGCAGTGATACGCTTTTTCATAAGATCCTCCCAGTGAAATATATTCTATGGTTTATAGTATATTCGGAAAGAAGAAAACGGTGATGGAAAATCGAGAAAATATATCAATAGACAGGATTATTTCCCGCTATCGTAGAACCGGTAGCGAGAGAATTTACAGAGAAGTTTGTAAGTGTGCAGGAGAGATTCCATGCGACAGACCCGGATAAGCAGGCAAAACAGTTAGATGATTTCGCACAGCAGGGTATGGAGATGTTTGTGGAATATATGTATGAGCATTTCGAAGAGTTCAAACTTCTGGTAAATGGTTCCTATGGGACGAAATTCCAGAACTTTGTAGAACATCTGGTGGATATCGAGACAGAATATACATATAAGTTCATGGAAGCGACCGGACTTCATTTTAAAGGAGGAAAGCCGGTTACGAAAAACTTCATGCACATTATGAATAAGGCATTATTTGAAAGCTTTTTCGAAGTGGTAAGGCACGATATGTCCAAAGAAGAGGCTGAAGAATATGTGGTCATGCTGGAAAAATATCACAGCGCCGGATGGGACATTATATACAAAGAAGGCTGTGAATCATAGGTGTATCATTGGTCTTAAAAAAGAAAATAAACAGACTGCTATAGTGTTACTGTGCATCTGCTGAAAAATGGTGATAGAAGGCACAGGTAACTGGCAGTCAATTATTTTTACCTGTGGTTAGATAAAACTCACAAAAGATACTTCTGACTTACTGAACGTAACAGCAGTTATATTACGTTATAATTATGATGAAATGAGATAAAGGAGTGAAGTTCT